ATACCTTAATCTTGGTGTTATCCGTTGGATCGCGGTAAATGCCATAAGCGGTATCGGCGTTGTTGTAGCTGATCGCTGTGGCCGTGTTGATGACGGTCGCTACTTGGGTCTGCGTGGAAAAAAACGATCCAAAGCTCACCGGCGTCAGCTCAGGTGGGCGCGGCGTTAGTTCCAACGCCTCGATGCGCGACTGCGCGACCGTAAGCTCTGCCTCAGTCGCTGCGTCGCTGTACGGCGCAAGCTCCAGGTCGGCGAGCGAGATGGCGGTTGTGCCGCCGCCTGTCAGTTGAAACTGGTTGTTAAGAAACCGGAACCATTCACGCGAAATGAGGCCCGTACGTTCATCGACGAACGGCACGCGAGGCGCGGGGATGTTGGTCGTATTGGGCGTCGTCATGCGGTTGTCGGGCTAAGCTGTAGCTCCGCTCCCATGATAGCCACGATAACGGGGTCAGTCCCCGAGACTTCGTACACGCGATCCCGCGACTTCATCGTCGCGCCAAGCCGGCGCCAGATTACGCGGGTCTGCGTGGTGCCAATTGGCCCCACGTCGCGCCAGTATTCATTGCTCCACGTATGGCCGCCATCATCCGACCAGCGCAGCATGACCTGCGGGTCCGTGCCGACGTTAGGGCCGATAAGAGCGTACAGCGAACTTGGCTCTGTGTTGGGCGCTACAGCTTGGTTAGTTTCAATTTCAACCGCGCCTTCCGTAGACAAAATTAGGTCCAACGCTGACGAGGACGCGTCGCCCGAAAGGCCCACACCCGTTTGGCAGTCAAGCTGCAACTGGTGATGAATAGTGCGGGTTAAGTTGTTTTCCCCAGTGGGCAACGCACGCCAGCGGCGTAACCATTTCTGCACGACCCCAGCGTCTAAATACACGTCCAGTTTGAACTGGTAAATGTTGCCGTTTTGGAAGTCGCCAACTGTCGGATAGCCAGTAAAAGCTGCGTGGCAGTTAGACCGATGGCGCTTGTACTCGCCGTTGACGAGCGCAGCACGTTCGTGCCAAGCGCCGGTCGCGGCGTCAAACACCCACGTCGTATCGGCAGACGGGAAAATTAGTACGTAGAACGCGTGGCCGTCTTGCTGGTAGGTGTACGCCAGCGCGTCGGACATATCGCTGTACTGCTGAATAGCAAACTCAACGGCGTGCGTTGATACGCGCACGGCTTGGTAGCCGTTTGCGCGGTAGATAATCCCGCGACCGCGAGCGTCAGCCCCTAGCCAAAACACAGTGTTGTCGAGTTTGGCAACCGAGTACGGCGCAATACAACCAATTTCGTTATAAGCACCTTGGATGCGCTCTAACGGAAAGTCAACATTACCCGAGTTGTACCAAACTTCGGTTGAGTTTGTGCCAAAGAGCCACGCTTCTCGGTGGTCGATCATAACGGCTACTAAACCGTCGGGCGATCCTTCGGCGCTAGCGAAGTCCAGCGGGTCAACAGACAAACCGTCGAGCAGTTGCGTGACCCAGATACGCTGGCTGTTTGGCTCGTTAAACACAAAGTACCCATCAAGATACCCCACGGTGACGGCACCAGGGAAGTCTGGATCGGTAATCTGAGCAAACACGCCTGTTATAAAGTTGTAGATGTAGCCGTCTGGATTACACGCTACGAACAGTTGCACGCCGTTGTCGGCCATCGACACCGGGCCGGTGCCGGTAATGTCGCCGAGTTTGGTGATAACAATGCTAGGCGTCAGCTTAAACAGCTCATTACCCGAAGCAATGTAGATGTCATTCTCGCGGTTCCACAGCCCACGAATCGGTCCCGAACCGACCGAGGCAATTAGCTCCATGCCGGGGCAACGCTGCAAATACGCAGGTTCCTTGCCCCCCTCGGGGATAACTTCGGGGTACAAGTTAACCATGCGTGCGTCAGCCGCGTTGGGGCTACGCACCACATAAGATGACCCTAGAATCGGTGTCTTCATAGTTTAGGCAACGGTAGCGCCGTTGTTGGACACAATCCACCAGTCGGTGCCGAGGAACTGCAAGAGCACGCTATGACCTATGGCATTAAACGTAATGGTGGTGCCGTTGCCAAAGTTGGTGGGCGTCAACACGCCCGTATCGCCACCTGCGGCTTCGGCAACATACACAATCGCCTTGAGCTGCCCCGCCACGCCATCAACCAACGTCAGAGCATTGCCCGCGCCGGTAGAAGTGAACGTTGTAGTCAGCGTCGTAATATTGACAGCGCCGGGACCGGAAAGCGCCTGCACGCTACCCACTACGGCACCCGCAAAGGTCTGCGTGCCAGTAAACGTCTGTGCCGCGTCAGTGCGCGCGATTGACGCGCTCGTAGACGGGAACGTCATTGTCGTAGCGTCGGTACCGGCAAACGTAACGGAGTTGTTAGCCGTCAGCGTCTTGCCATTGGCAATCGTCAACGTTGCGCCGGTTGCCGGAGCTGTGAACGCTACTTTGTTGATGCTAGTAGCCGTAGCCACACCAAGCGCCGGCGTGACTAGCGTAGGGCTAGTGAGCGTGACGCCTGTAAAAAGATTAGTGTTAGTAATCTTTTTGGTCAGGTTGCTTTGAACCAACACAAACGCATCCGCGCCCGAAGACGAGGACGTAGCCGGAAGGTTAGAAATGGTGATTTTAGTCGCCATAGTTAGAAATTCCCGGCGTAAATGTTGTAGCGGTTGCGCCGCGCTATGAGGCTATACGGCATAGCCATGAGATCACGCGGATTATTGATACGTTTCAAGTTGCGCTTGCTGTACATAGCAACCCGGCGCACTTCAGGCGGCGGCTCTACGTTGAACTCGGGCGCAAGCTCTAATGCCAAGTTATAGCGAAACGCTCGCAAGTAGCCCGGCGGAAACTCCAAGTTAGTGTTCAGCGTCGTGGGGCTGTCTAACGGCTGAACGGAAATAAAATGAAATTCTAATTGCCGGTTAGGTACTGGATATACCGACAGCGTAATGTTGGGAAATGTGTTGTTAACAAACAGCACTTGCGGATACGTGCTTTGCACCGTTTTAACCGCAATGTTGTTGTATTGCAACTGGTTAATAAACTTGATGCCGTACGACACGTTAGTCGTCGGATCGCGGAAAAACGTCGAATCGTCAAGCAAAATGGGCCTTTTAGGCGTGCCAGGGTTGCTATCTTCTAAAGCAATAAAATTATCGTTTTGCGTGCCCAAGGGTTCAGGCGCTTGAGTGCCTAGCAACAGGGCAAAATCGCCGCTCGGGCCTAGCGTCTGTATTCTAGCGCCAGCAGGCCAATAAAAAATTTGATCCTGCGTGCAAAAAACAGCTAGGCGTTCAGTGTCCCAGCTATCAATCATTTGATTTAAAGCTACTAGATTGTCTTGGTAGACGGCTTCGGGAAGCACGTTGCCAGAGTTAACTAGCCCCAACAATCTGTGCGCACCGCTCAGTAATTCACGTGTTGTAACCATAAATCACCTTAAATCGGGGGCATGTTAAAGGTTGTGTTTGTATTTGGTACGTTATCGGTCTTGTTAACCGGCAACGGCTGAATGTTCGTACGGATCAAACTATCAAGATCGGCGCGCAAATTAGCAATAATTTCGGGCTTGACCTGCGACCCGTACTCGGGCGCTAGCTCCATTGCCAACGACAGCTCTAGCAAACGCTGGTAGCCCGGCGGCAGGTATTGCGTGGTGACAAGCATGGCGTAGTTGTCAATCATCTTTTCGGCTTTAATAAAGATGGTCGCAGCCTGCCCTGGCGTCGGGTATAGTAAAATTTGTCCGTAAGGAACATTAGGCCGATACAAAAGTTTAACCGGGGTTCCTGACGTAGATTTAACCGAAATGTTAGTCCAATACGGCTCTGTAATGAGCGCGATCGGCGTATCTACGCCGTTGAACCGAGTAAACGCGCCAACGATGCGAATAGGTCTGGTAGTAACAAAATCAGCCGGCGGGGACGTGCCGGGGTCGTTGCCGATAGTGTACGTATTTTGCCCATTAACGAGCGTAAACTGCTCGGCCTGTGTGCAGAAGTAATACTGCGGGTTGGCCGAAAACGAGTCGATAATAGAGTTCAGACTGTAAAGCGAATCTTGCGCTTCATCAGCCGTCGTCGTTTCGCCAGACGCTAATACGCCCAACAACCGCAAGGACTTGTTGATAAGGCTTTGGGCTGTTACAGCCATTGTTTAGCCCTCTAGGCTTCAGCCGCTACTGCCCTGCGGCGACGCTTTAACTGGTTTGGTTCCGGCGACGCAGCAAGCTCATCCTGCCGCGCCGCCGGTTCCAAGGGATCATACTCCTCCCAACCGTGTTCGTGGTCCATAGCCGCCTCTACAGTTGAGATGGCGATTTTTAGCCCGTGAACCGGGTGGCGAAGATATACGTTCATAGTTACGGCAACAGTCCGTAAGCCTGAAACCGCGACTCAAGCTGAGCAACGCGAGTCTGGAGGTTTGCAATCACAGCCAACACCGTGTTGCCTTCGTTCTTAGTGACGAAGCCAAACGGGGTTGATTGAGTCAAATCCTGAATCGCAAAGTCTGCGGTAGACGGAGCCGTAGACGTGATTGCCGTAAGCTGGGTCGTAAGAGCCGCACCTTCAGAAACCGGCGTCGTGCCGAAAAATCCGACCGTACCGCCCGCAACGCCAATCACTGCACCGTCAAGCTCGGGGTCCGAGAACGCAACACCAACCGCCTTTGTATTAGGCATATTAATACTCCTTCAAGAAGTGCCCCCAGCGGTTTGACCCGCTGGGGGCGTTGCTATTACGAGATGCGGTAGCAAGTCCAAGCCGCGTCGCCGGTCTTGCGAGCGCGGAAGTGAGCCGACGTACCGTCAGCAACCACCGCAGCGCCCACAAACGTCCAGCCCGTGCCCGAGAACGTCACGTCGTTTGCTGCGTTGTCACCGAGGTTAACGCAGAAAAAGTCAAACGTGCTGCTTACACGTGCGCTCGACACAGCGGCGTCCACAAGGGACGCAGCCGCGACCGAGTACGTGCCGGCATCCGTGCCGCCCGAATCCACCGAAAACACGCCGTTCACAAGATCGGCGACAACGATGGTGCCCGTGCTGCCGGCGTACGCCGTCACCGGACCGAGAACACCCATGATTGGCTCGGCGGCATTGCCGACGCCAACCTGATAGCCACTAGTACCGTTAGGAAGTGCCATATTTAGTTACTCCGTGAATAAAATTAAGAATCAGCCCCAGATGCGGCAGGCCATCTGCGGACGAATCACCGAGAAGCCATACAGCACATCAATACGGCAGGGCATACGGTCGTTGTTGATGTCGTACTGACGGACAACGCGCATGGAGATGCCGTTGTGAACCTGACGCGACGCCAAGTCAACACCCTGCGGGAGCAGGAGGTCGGCGGTGGCAAACGTAATCGCATCCTTATGGTACACAAGGTTCTGAGCGTACTGGCCAGAAGCGGCACCCACGTAGGTCACGACATCACCGGCGGTCGGCAGCTTGCTGACCGTGGCGAGGGCGTGCGTCGGGCCGTACACAGCCGGCAGGAACTCAACATCGACAAACTCGGTCGCAGCCGAGGTCACGGTGTTTCGCACCACGAACTGCTGGAGCGCACCAGTGGACTCGCGGGTCTGCGGGTTGACCGCATACACGCCAGCAATGGTGAACACGTCGCCAGGCACCAAGGTCAAGCTATCGGTCACGTTGTCGAGCGTCAGCTTGCTGGCGCCATTGACAAGCGTGGTCTTCACGATCGGGGTGTCCGCGCGCGAAGCCGAGCCGTTGGTGTGCTGCTTGATCGACTGAGACATGTTGATCTCGTCGTAGCCGAGGATGCCTTCGCCCATCATGCCGTTCTTGAACTGGCGGCTGATCGAATCAACCGGGTTGAACAAGCCCTTCATGCCTTCGACGAGGCCCGCGTTGGCCGCCGGGTTGACGGTGGCGTAGCGCGGAGCCATAACCGCAGCAGCTTCGTTCAGCTTCTGCTGCGCCTGCAACAGAACGAGCGAGGTGCCGGGGGTGACGCCAGGCGTACCGACCGTCTGGAACACGTTCTTGTACGAGCTTGCCACGTCGGCGTCGATGCTGGAAGCCAACTGGCTGATACGCGGCTTCAGCACACGGTCAGCAAAATCGTCCAACTGAAGGGCCATTTCGGCGCTGGTGAAGTTGATGCCGATGTGCTTCTGGGAGGCGACGGTGAGCGTGGTGAACTGCTCATTGTCGTCCTGAACCTGAAGCGCAGCGCCGTCGGTCACAAGAGCGCGATCCGGCAAACGGATGCGGAGGGTCGAACCAACCTTGGCACCTTCGA